CGGACAAGGATTTATACGGCATGTTGACATCAAGGAAGCATGAGGTGGAAATGGCCCTGATGTACTTCACCAGACCTTGCTATGCTTACCTCAAAGTCCTCTCGCCAGAAGAGACTATGCACTGCGTTCACATTGTCGCTCATAGTCGTACAAAATGGAGCTTTGAGCACTTCCAAGAGTTCAAGCATGATCTCACAGTTGGTTCAAGAATTGCAGCCATTGAGCATGACTTCTCAACGATGTCATCACTCAAATCAACTGTTGATTTCAGGAATCTGACTTGGGCTCGTATGTATCTCAAGCATGGCAAGAAGGTTAATGCTTTCTTCGCGATGCAACCACCCACTGGAATGCAATTGCGTCGCATGCTAGCTGGGAAGTGGGACATCGACTCACACTGTCAAAGCGTCTACAGCTCAGTTGTTCCTGATTTGCCTGGAGATGTGGCGGCCCTGGTTGATCTCCTTCAACCGCGCCCTATGCCCATTCAAGCAAATGAGGATGCAGAAGAAGAAGAGGAGGAGCCTGACACAGTAGAGGAAGAAGAGGAGGAGCCTAACACAGAGAGTGACACTACGGATGAATCTGAGCAGCAGGAGGATGCTGTAGAACCATCTGAAGCAGATCCTCAAGCTCTTCGGGTTGATGCGTCGACGTCACCAGAGCCGACTCCAGAAGAGCCCAAAGAGGAGGTGATCCGAAGCAGAGCAACGAGAATTGTCCCTACGGATAATGCTCCTGAAGATAAGTTACCGGACTGCCGCTCCCTGAACCGGAGAGCTCATGAAAGACGGGAAGCTCTCGAAGAAAATGGTGTGTTGATTTATGTGCGTGACGCCATGGTCACTAGACTTGCGGGCATCCCATTCACTAATGGAGCCCTGAATGCAGCATTTAACACATTTTCTTCTCATCTTAACTTAGATGACGGGACCCTCAATCGAATGCGAGTCAAAACGATAGAAGCCGCCCGCTCTCAACTCAGAGAGATCGAAGCAGGCCAGATCAGGGAAGCCTTGAGCAACTGGGATCTGAGCGCAGTTGCCGAGAAAGCCGGAGCCATACTCCCGGCTGCAGTCCGCAACCTTCTCAACATCTTCAGCTCTTTCTCCAGAGTATGGACTGGTGAGCTCCGACAGTCCATTCTTGACAAAATCGGAGCATATGGTGCGTCTGTCGCTCAATACGTCGATTCAAAGGTTAAAAAGGGAGAAGAATCCTCAACCAGATCAGTACCTGCCGCGGATCGAGGGATGCCACATTCTTCTTCCAAGCCTCCACCCAATGCAGGAGTGCACTGTGCGACTCAAACAGCGCTTCATCGACCGATTGACGACGCCACGCAAGGGGACGCGCCATTACCTGCTCCAGAGGTTAGCCCCGTCGCTAGCCAGATGCAAGAGAATGCTTCAGGAACCACAGTTAGTGGTAGATTCTCTTTCCTCAGAGCTCGAGCAGATGAAGGATACACTCCAACCCCACAATTGGATCTTCTACGACAGGAACGACCCGCTTACGCTCCTTTCTGGGATGATAAACAGACAGTTGCGAAAGAACCACACTCCCTCACGTGCTTCCTTAAACTTGTTGCGAGAGTCTGCTACGCGATTATCACGCGAACTAAACTTCAGAGACGACGAGGAGATATTCGCGGAGCAGCGAGTGGAGGACTACTTGTCCTCCTGCTCGTGGTCATCAACTAGAAAGGAGCAATGGTTGCGTGAATGCGGTCCGGCCATTGATTCGATGCGTCAAGGAGTCTTCAGACAGATGGACCATAGTCTCTTCTCGAAGGATGAACCCTATCCTATTGGCAAGCCCCCACGTAATATTGCCAATACGGAGCCAGGTCTCAAAGCTCTTGGCGCGCTTTGTCTGTTCCGCCTCAACGAACACTTCTTTTCTCAACCGTTTTCTGTTAAGAAGCTTTCGTTGAAGGACAAAGTCAAGTCAATCGATGAACGACTGCGTCACCACCAAATGTTTCTTGTCACGGACCACAGCGCTTTTGAATGCTCAATGAATGAGAAGATCTATTCTGTGACAGAGCGAGTCCTCTACAGACATACCTTGCGACATTTCCCCATCCTAGACAAGTACCTTCGTCGACCTCATCGGTCCTTCTCCAGCGAAACTTTCACAGCTCGTATTCCTGCAATTCGATGTTCTGGCGACTACAACACCAGCTTAGGCAACACCTTTGTGAACCTGTGTAGCATAGATGCCGTCTGCAACAAGCTGGG